TGCTGACCGGTATTGCGCTGATCTGGTCTCCGCCGATCTATCGCGCGCCTAGCGACTGCTATTTCTGCGGTCGGCCGATCGTGCACGGGAACGGGAGGCCGGTTTAATGTATTGCGCCAAATGCGACCGCTGGGAGGATGATCAAATCGCAATCGAGTGCGCGATATGCATGCGATGCGAAGGCCCGCTGGTTGATCCAGATGAGGATCGCGAGGAACCTGATGAATAGCTATTACAAGCGCGACGTCGCAGCCAAAAAGGCGGAAATCCTCGCCGCTGTGCCTGACGCTCAAATTGAGACGTGGCAGGATTATGGGTTTCGTCTGACGGTGGTGCGCAGCGACGGGGCCATGACGGTAATGCAGCCGGCACGCGAGGAGAACGGGCAGGAATTCATCAACCGGCCGGCGGCGGATGCCATCCGTTTTCTACGTGGGAGGTCGATTTGACGGATTTGAACGAAATAACATACCGCATGGCGCATTGGCTCGCACAGCACAATCTACCCGCAGAGGGATTCAGTTTGGTATTGGAATTCCCATCTGATCGGGCAGTAAATCAAGCCGTGATGGCCCTAAGGTCTGAGCTAAAGCCATTTCAAATTGATTTATCTGATGCGAGAGCTGCGGATTTCCCCCGCGCCATGAATGGCATTGGTCTAAGGTTTACGCATGCCAGGAAGTCGTAAGGGCGAGCGGCGCGGTGGGGCCAAACCCGGCCACATCCGGAAGTCTGCCAAGCCGGCGGTGGCTGTCCCGACGGTCACCACGCAGAAGCGCAAGGCTGGTCGGCCGGTCGGTTCCAAAAACAAGACCAAGCCGCGAATCGACCCGGAGGTGCTGCTGATCCTGAATAAGCGGGGCCGGTCGATCGCGGAACGCGAGCGCGCGGTGGAAATGTATTTCACCATCACAGGCCGGCGGGAGCGGCTGCCCAAAGACGTGCTGCTGACGGCAATGAAGTATTTCGAGGAAAGCGCTATCGAATATAGCGAGGTGCTGCGCGCCAATCTTGAGGCTGCGGCGCGCGCGACGGGTCCCGACGCGCAGGCCACCATGGCTGCGGCGGTCGCAGCTGCGGAGGCGCAAGTGGACAAATACGTCTCGATGGCCGCTGACGTTGCGTTCAAGGCGGCGCCATTCGTCCATCCGCGGCTGGCGGCGCTGATGACCAATCCAGGCGGCGACAAGTCGGCAGGAACGCTGTTTGAAATGCTGATGCGGGACCTTGACGAGGCGGGCAAGCCCGCCCGTTACATAGATCACGATGCGGGCGAGGTTGCTGGGAAATGAAGGCGGAATGGCGCAAGTACGACTGGCTGAAATCGAAGCATCCGGAGCGGGAGCGCGATTATGAGACCTATGAGGAGCTTGTGCTGCCCGATGGTGGGGTAATCGGTCGGATTGAGCAATTTGCCACCAATCCGCGGTGTTTTTACGCTACCACGCCAACTGATCGTAGCGGGTGCCTCGGGCAAGCCGATTGGGCGCGGCAATGGGTGGAAACGAAAACCGGCAACAAAGTGAATTGATGCTCCCTGAATCCGTATTCGCGACGCTGATGGCTCTGAGCGAGGGCGAGAAGGACCGTTATGAGATAGCGGCGTCGACTGGATTTCATCGCGGATACCTGAGCCAAATATCGCAAGGCATGGTGTCGCGCGGCTGGATCGGGACGCACTATGCGCGAGGGAGTCGGTCAAAGTATGCTGGCGTTAGCGGCAGCGGACCGCGCTGGTGGATTACGGAACGCGGCAAGATCGTGCTGGCGATCGAATGCGGGCGCCGCACCAAAGCTCGCGCCAAGGGCATCTTGGTTGGCTATGAGGGTTCGGAGCGCGTGCGAACCTATCGCTACGCCTGACCATGCGCGCGATAGACAGGACAACCCGGCTATTTGTGGAATCCGTCAAGGTGGCGCTACCGGATGTCGCGGTGCAGGTGCAGCGGTCTGTGGCCAAGCACGGGCGTTCCAATTACGTCTATATCGTTTTCGGTGGCGCGCGCCGTAGCCTCAAAGTCCGGATATCCGACCATCCGGTAGGCATGCGCAGGGCGCTCTACGGCGAGGATGATCTGTTCATCCACCATCTTGCCAAGCCTGCAAGCTGGGCGGTCTGGGTAAGTAGGTTGCCGGCACGGAACCGATAGCCGATAGCGCCGTTATTGCGGCAGTCCCCCGCATCGTGCTAAGTCTCGTTTAATTTCAACCTTTCAACAAGGCGAGGAAGCCCAATGTCAGTTTCTCCAGAGGTCAAGGCAGCCGTTGATGAGATTCGCCGCGAGCACGACGCGCTCCGCGCCGCAGCGAAGGCCAACGATCTGCAGGCGTCGCAGATTGCGGACCTGAAAACCCAGATTCAGGCGCTCAAGCCCGGCAGCACGCTCTCCGATGAGGACAAGCAGGCGCTGCTTGATGCGATCAACGGCGTCGGCGAAACCAATACGGAGCTCGCCACTGCGGTTCCGGCCAACGTCGACGCCTCGGCGCCGGCGGGCGCGCCAGTTGCCCCGCTCACGCCTCTGCCGGATGATCCGCTGGCAGCGCGGCCTGACCCGATTGCAGGGACCGGACAGAGCGGCACCGTCCCGCTGATGCCGAACAGCGCTTTTGATCCGTCTGGTGGCATCGACCACGGCCCTGGCACCGCGGCGCAGCCGAATCAGGCGCAGGCGATCGAAACCTCGGGCGGCTTTGTCCTCTCCGGCGGCGGGCAGGTGGCGCGCTCGCCCTCCGATCCTGCCACTCCCTCCGATCCGCCGATGGCGTTCGGTCCGGACGTGAACAAGGGGCCAACGGTCGAGGAATATGTGGCGGCCGGCTATCTGGCGAGCAACTATCCTCCGGTGCCATATGTATCGCGGAGTTCGCCGGAGCGAATCGCGGCCGCCATCGCCGCGCAGAATGCGATTGCACCATCCCCGCCGGCTGCGGTGCCCGCGTCCCCCGTTTCATAAGGCGTCGACTACACTCCGTTCGGGCAGCGGTAAGGCTCGGATCATCACAGAAAGGCAGCCTGCCGGTCGACGCGGCGCGGCGGCGCTAGAGCAAGCGGTTCAAGGCTGTCGACTATCACGTTTCTACAATCCGCGCTACTATTTGGAGGCGATGCCATGCCAATCGGATTACTGTTTTGGATGCTGATGATCCTGTGGCTGCTGTTCGGCATCATGTGGTGGCGCAACGGCTCGGCCTGGCAATATGGATGGGGCGGCAACACGTTGCTGCTGTTCGTCCTTTTGTTCCTGCTTGGCTGGCACGATTTTGGGTTTATCCTGCAGGGCCGATGAGCGGCGAGCGCGGTTCTGCCGTCTCGCCATCACAGATTGATCCGCTGCCCCCTTATCCGCAGGCACCGGCCCCGATCTGCCGGGGCTGTTAATTGGAGGTCTCATGGCAAATGTGCGCCTTATAGGCTACGGCGGCATGGTGCAAATCCCGGCCAATCTGCTCAAGCAATACACGAGCGAGGGCGTCATGGTCCGCCAAGAACCGCCCCTCTGGCGGCAGAAAATCGCGCTCAACGGTGGCACGGCGGTCGAGAGCGCGGTGCAGGCAAACGACATGGCCAAGATCGTGGTTATCGAAGTCGATGACAACTCGGCGGTCCGATATGAGGTCAACCCGGGCGGTCCGGCGGCGAGCAACCATCGCGCGGCCGACACGACTTCCCCCCGGATGGTCGGTGACAACGTAATCCAGTGGTTCGCCGGGGCTACGGTGAGCTTTGTTGATGCTGCGAGCGTGTAGATCATGAACGTTGGCACAAAGAGCGTCCTTTTCGGCGCGCACCAATTCGCTATTCATCCATGGTTTCTAGCTGCCGCATGGTGGCAGCTATTTGGTTTCCCTTGGGACCCGCGCTTGTGGGTGGCCTTCTTTGTCCATGATCTCGGATATATCGGGAAGCCGAATATGGATGGGCCGGAAGGCGAGCAGCATCCTTATCTCGGGGCTCGGATAATGCGGGTATTTGGTCGGGAGTGGCACGATTTCAGCCTTTATCATTCCCGTTTCCTCGCCAAGCAACACGGGCGCGATCCCTCCCGGCTTTGCATCGCCGATAAGCTCGCCATCTGTTTGACGCCGGCATGGCTATATCTGCCGATGGTGCACCTGACGGGCGAAATAGACGAGTACATGAAGCATGCCGCGACGGGCAAATACCGGACGATGAATCTCGCGACGACGGAGCAGCTAGCGTGGTTCCGGTCTGTGCAGGAGTATCTGCGGCAATGGGTCGATGAGCATAAAGACGGCCGCGCTGATCTTTGGACGCCAGAAGCGAAGGTTGCTATAAATGACCGCGGCGTGTGGAAATGAGATAATCCATGGGCGACGCATCATCGCTCGATACCATCCGCAAATCCAAGGAATACCAGGCCGCCAAGGCGCAGCTGGCGGACAGGGAATGGCGCATCGACAATCTGTACACCATAAAAAACAAGGAAGGCGTGGCCATTCCGTTCAAGCGGAACCGCGCGCAACTGCACTATTCGCAGCGCGAGTGGTATCGCGACACAATCTTGAAATCCAGAAAATTAGGTTTCTCGACTCTGATTGCCATTGAAATGCTCGATGGCTGCATGTTCGCCTCGAATACGGTGGGCGGTATCATCGATCGCACGATAGACGACGCGAGTTCCAAGCTCGGGATTGTGAAATTTGCCTATGACCGCATGCCGGAATCGATGCGGCTCGCCAACCCGCTCGTAAAAACCAACGAAAAGGAACTATCGTGGCGCAACGGCTCGTCGATCGTGGCCGGCACGTCATATCGTGGTGATACGCCGCAATTGCTCCACGTCTCGGAATTCGGGCCAATCAGTGCGAAAAGCCCGCAAGTCGCCAAGGAAATCAAGAACGGCTCTTTCCCATCGGTGCCGCAAACCGGTAAAATCTGGGTCGAATCGACGGCCATGGGAACGTCAGGCGAGTTCTTTGATCTGGTGAAGGGCGGCGAGCAGTTGCAGGCCAGCGGACAGCGCCTGACAAAGCTCGATTTTCTTTTGCACTTTTACGGCTGGCATATGGACCCGGACAACCGGCTCCCGATCAATCTGGTGCATATCCCGGCAGATCAGCGCGAGTATTTCCAGACGCTCGAGCAAAAGCACGGCATCAAAACCGATGGCATGCAGCAAGCCTGGTACGTCAAGACGCGGGAATTCCTCGGCCCTGACGACATGCGCAGCGAGCATCCGTCGACTCCGGATGAGTGTTTCTATGCGTCTTTGGAGGGTGCCTACTGGAAGAATGAAATGAACGGCGCGCGCCGCGACAAGCGAATCGGACTGCCGGTGCCCTATGACCCGTCGCGGCCAGTGCATACCGGGTGGGATTTGGGCATGGATGGCAACATGGCCATCTGCTTTTTCCAGACTGACGGGGTTCGGCACCGGTTTATCGACTTTGCGCGTGGCGAGCACTCGGGGCTGTCGGACGGCATCCGGATATTGCGGGAAAAGAACGAAACTCGGAAGTTCGTCTATGGCAAACATTACGGGCCGCACGATTTGGAGCATCGGGACTGGTCGGACATGACCGGTGTGACGGCCAAGACGCGCAAGGAACTCGCTGCGGAGCACGGTATCGATTTCATCGTGGTGGCGCGGGTTGGCGACAAGGCGGACTCTATCGAGGCCGGGCGTCGGCTGATAAATAACAGCTGGTTTTGCTCGGAATACGCCGGCGATCTGGTCGAATGCTGCGACAATTTCAGCAAATCCTGGAACAAGACAACAGCGCAGTGGATGGCAACCCCTGCAAAAAATGGTTTCGATCACGGGGCGGACGCTTTACAACAAATCGCCATGGGTCTGCAGCCTGATATCGTCCACCGCAGGGACCAAATGGGTGGTAAGCGTAAAGGTAGCCATTGGAGCGCTTAAATGCCTAAAACTGTCCA